GCTGATGACATCAGTTTCCGGAGTACCGTCACCATCATAAAAACCCTGATCCTCTGTTTCCTCCTCAGAATCATCCGTTACAGTAGAAACCCATTTAGCTAATCGAAAATATTTTGGTTCAGTTGTTCCAGTTGGAATTGCCCCTACATAGTATTCAGTAAGTGCGTTCTTTTTACGTGCCATCAATCCTCAACTCCTTGATAAATAGTAATTTTTGCACTGATTGATAAAACATAAATAAAATATCCTTGCTCATCTTGTTCTAATAGGGATGGAAATGATTTGGTTTCTATCTTTTGAAATTCATAACTTCCGTTGCCGCTTGGTAAGTCCGGCAGATTCTCAAGCGTCTGATAAATGTAAGTTAAAGCATTAAAACAGTTCATTTGATTCTTGCTTTTAGCATTAATCTGCACTTGGTAATCCTTGTCCCTTGTACCATCCATATAGACTGTTTCAGCACCGCCAGGCATGGCCATAATCGATAGGCTTTCATCAGGTCCAAGCAATCCTATGGTTGACTTGGCATAGAGACCAAGGCTATTAATTTTTTGGTTAAGTTTTGTCAAAAAATCCAGTTCCATGTCACTTCATCGCTTTCTTAACAAGATTTGTCCACTGCCTACCGTGTATGGCTAACGCTTTTTGATCCCATTTCGGACCTGTTCCTGGAGTAGTATATTTTCTAAATTTCACTTTACCATTAGTACCGTAATATTGAGCTCTTGCATAAGGTGCATTCCAAATGATTTGTTTGTTATCTGGTGTGACATACGATTGAATACGCATATCCCCAGACTTTTTAGGAGCATATTTATTGCTGTCTTGGTGTACTTGGTTAACTAGAGCATACTGTCCTTGCTTTGCCATTTGATTCACTCTTGTTTTAATTCCTTTTAAATTTTTTCTGATATTTACTCTTACAGACATTTTAAATCACCTCCTTTCACTTTGCTTTTTAAATTATCGTAGTATATAATAGTGTATATAGACAAAGTGTATAAAGGAGATGATTTTGAATGGCTCGTTATATTGATTTAACAGGGCAAAAATTCGGTCGTTTAACGGTAATAAAGAAAGTTGAAGCTCACACAAAAAACAAAGGTCGTGCTACTTGGCTTTGTCGATGTGAATGCGGCAATACCAAAAGAGTCATTGGTCAAAACCTAAGAAACGGTCATGTTAGAAGTTGCGGTTGCTTAGCTAGAGAAAAAAGCGCTGAAAGGTCTCGGAAGCATGGTTATCACGGCACTCGCTTGTATCAAACTTATATCGATATGATGAGACGTTGCCACAATCCAAAAGAACCTTGGTTCCAATCATATGGCGCTAAAGGTATAACCGTTTGCGAAGAATGGCGGAATAACCCAAAAGCATTTTTTGATTGGGCTATAAACAACGGTTACAACGACAATCTAACCATTGATAGAATCGACGGAACTAAAGGTTATTCACCAGAAAATTGCCGGTGGGTTGATTTTTCAATTCAAAACTTCAACAAGCCGTTATCTTCAAGAAACACTTCTGGATATAGAGGAGTTTCGTTTAACAAAGCAACCGGAAAATACGTTGCTTATATTTCAAGAGATAAAAAGTTTCGACATTTAGGCACTTTCGATACAGCCGAAGAAGCATACAAAGCAAGACTAAAAGCTGAAAAAGAGTTGTATTCAGACTTAGAGTAGCTCGAGCTCCCAATGGTGCACAGCGTTTTTAGTAGGATAATAGCAAGGTACCACTTTTTGAACAATATATTCCTTGCTGTTAAATGTCACCCTTGATTGTTCCTTGAATTCTGGAATAGGGTAACTATTTTTTACATCCACAAAAACAACCGCATTTGCCAATACTTTCGTTTGTGTGTTGTCACGACTAAACACTGTTGAATCGTCAAAACGTACATACTTAATCGTGATTGGTTCCTCAAATTTATCGTTTCCCCAATCATCTTTCTGCCCTGTATAACCTTCGTATTCGATTTCGTGTATAAGCCACTTTTTAGGTAATGGTTTTACTCGCATACAAACACCTCACAATCCTCTGTAAAGCAATCCAGTGTCGCGGAGATAGAAATATACATCTTCACTGATTAAATCGTTTCGAGGTGCTGTTTGAGAGTTTCTAGAACCTTCTGAAAGTGTTGTTCTGCCGATTGTTACCGTTGACGGTTCTTGTAACCCGTGGGTATTCGTTGCACCCATTTCGTAAAAATATTCAATTTGGGCCGCAATCGCTTTTTTAATTTGTTCTCGGCGAAATGGTACATCTTTCTCGATATCGTTGAATCGATAAAAATGGCGAGTGATACCATCTATAACATCACTCGCACGTTTTAACAGCCGTTCGAATTCGGTTTCTTCGATGTCGGTAAAACCAAGATTTTTATACTCTTCATAGTTGAGATAAGACATAAGCTCCCTCCTAAAAAGAGGAAAGCTTATTCGCCTTCCTCTTGCTTTTTGTTGTCAACGCGCTCTAAGAACTCGCCGCCATACTTTTTCAAGTTTTCGATAGCTTCATTCGCACGTTTGACAGTCATTTCGATGACTCGACCAGCTTCGTAGACTTCTTTAGTTTCTTTATCACGAAAACGTTTTAATACTCTATATTTAGCCATTATCATCATCCTTCTGGAGTTTCATCTAACACAACTTTTACAACTGCTTTTTTGTTGTCATCGATTATGAATTCGCCAGCTTTACCAGCACCTTGTAACGCTACTCCGTCGAAGTCCTCAGATTCGATTGTGCGAGCAGTATTAATACCAGTGAATGCTTTAGCAATGCCAGGAATGTAGATATATGCAATTTCATTTTGCTTGAATAAACGGTCCGGAACCCGTTGAATAGCAAAATCTTTGAACATCAACACTTGGTTACGTTCAATGTTCACAGACGAACCTTTTGCAGAATTTACAATCGGATGATCCACAATTGCGTTATAAAATTCCGGGCGCACTTTTGCGACTGGTTGACCGATCGCTTCAATGTTTGTGTAGTAAGTTGCTAAATCGTTAAATAGCTTCAACACTGCATCTTCGGAGTAATCTGCTAATGTTTCAGAATGCCCAGCGACGGACGAAATAAATTCAGCGTGTTTTGTATCGAAAAGTTTCATTTTTGCTTGTGCTTGTAAGTCTAAACGGTCAGCAATAGCAGCTTGCATATCATTGTTTACGGTGTGACGGTCAATACCTTCATGGAATACCCATTCCCAGCGATACGGAACAGGTGTATCTGTGTAGATGATTTCGGTACGCGGACCAAACCGAGTACTATTACCCGTTCCAGTTCCGAATGCAGTGTTTGCATCTTTATTGTAAGCAGAACCTACAACAACCGGAATATCGGATGTTTTAACATAGAAAGCCGTTTCATTGTGCTGCACTCCGTCAAGCGCTTCAATTTCTCCACCAACGAAGAAATCCCGGAAATATGCTTGTGTACGGAAAACTGCTTGCAACAATTGTTTAAACTGCGGTTGATAGCTACGAACTGGCTGATTTTGATTTGCTGTAGACATATTTGTATTCCTCTCCTTTTATCTTAATTTTGTTGATATTTCGCTAGCTTAGCAGCGAATGGATCGTTGTTATGTCCTTGTGTTTGATGCTGTCCTGTTGTGAAAGTTGGTTTTTGTTCTTGTTGTTGCTGTTGCTCTTCATCAAATAAATAAGGATCACTTTCTTTCAATGCAGATAACTGATCATCAAGATTAAGCAATTTTTCACCATCTAGCTTAATCTTTTCTAAATCAAGAAGAGCCTTTACTGCTTTCGGATTTTTAACTTTTGCACCTGTCAAAGCTTTCTCCAAACTAAAATCAAATGCTTGTTTCTCTAGTTTTTCTTGTAGCTCTTGAGCTGTCTTTTGATTTTCTTCTTTCAACCGGTTGATTTCTGCTGTTAATTCTTCGTTGTCTTTAGCCTTTTTTGATAATTCTTCAAGTTGTGTATCACGTTCTTGCAGTTGTTCTTTCAAGCTATCTCTTTCAGTCGTGATAGATTCTAGCTGTTCTTTTGTTTTATTCACTGTCTTTCCATGTTCAGCCATGATTTGATTGATAGTTTCATCTTCAAGACCTAAACCTTTTAAAAACTCTCTATTCATCAACGATTACCTCCATTGGTTACGTTTTTTAACGTGGGTTACGACCACGAACCGCCTTGCTCTTTAACGTCTACAAGTGCTAAAAAGACGAAAAAAGGACATAAAAAATAAGCAGTTTAATGACTTACTTAGGTCAAGAATGATTTCCTCCACGAACGATAACTCGTTCTTTGTCATAGCGACGAATCAATTTATTTTCTCTTACAAACTCTCTTAAAACAGCCTGTCGATTTCTTACAAGTCTTTTATAGCGCTGTATCGTTTCCTCGTCTCCGATTTCTTCAGCAAGCATAAGGGAACGTTTGGCTTTACGGATTTGTCTTTCGTAGTACCGCTGTTTTTGTGACAACTCCCTATTTCTTTTCATGTCAGCTTCACTGTATTGAATCTGGTTATTCACGTTTAAACCTTCAACATAAGGGTAGAACATATGCCTGCAATTAACACCCCTTAAGCCTCCCGGAGTACCATATCCAAATTCATAAATGGATGGATAACGTGATGTATTTTCTCCTGGTGGTTTGATGGATGCAACCCTTCCCTGAATCGGTGCACATGCTTCCCTCGGGTCAGGATGACTACTAACTAAAACAAGATCCACACCGTAATCTTCCATTCGTGACATTCGTAATTCGTTGTAAGTACGATTGACTGTCGAACGAATAACTGTATCTGCATAGCGTTCTAAGCTCCATACATGCCCACCTTTATCAATGAACGCTGTTTCTACACCTTTATTTGCCCATTTTATGACCGTTTCAGCAATAGCCTTATTAATTGTCGTTGTTCCTGCTAAAACTCTTCCTGTCGTCTCCTCGACGATTTTGCGGTACATTCTTGTAACAGTGCCCTCACCGTAATTTGTAGTAATTAATGTTTGATTGACAAAGTTATCAATCTCCCGGAAAGTCTGCTGGACATAAGTCGCTAGTATCGTGTCAATATGACTTGTAATTGGCAAAGGTTCAAAGGCATATCTCAACTCACTATCTACACTTTCAATTGTTCTGTATCCAACTTCCTCAATTGCTTTGACGATTTCTTTTTCTGCTAATCCAGTAGCTTTGGCCAATGCTTTTATAGTCTCTTGATTAAGCATTCTTAATTCTTGCATTCTTTCAATTTGCCAGTGCAAAATATCATCTTCGCTAATACGTCCACCTGCTTTTAACCGCTTTGCTACTAAAAGAAATATCTCATCCTCTAAAGCACGGTAAATGTCGGCTACTGGTTCGGTAAACAAATCTAATTGATAAGGGGTGATTTTCGGTTCTTTCGGGTCCAATTAAATCACTCCTCTTGTCCAAACATAGCACCTTGAGCACGCAATTCCTCTAATTCAGGCGACTGCTGTCGTTCCTCTT